TCAGATTATAAGGATGAGCCTGTTGTTCATAAAGAATACAAGTTCTATGATTGATTTATAGCTATATACAGCATATAGTGGTCAAAACGTTTTAAAGGAGAAAATCATGGCAAGTAAAAAATTAAAAAGAGCTGCTAAAGTAGCTGCTGGAATAGGCGCTGCTTATTTAGCATCACAAGCATTAGGAAAAAAGAAACCTACACCTGCTGAAGCAAAAGGACTAAGAATAACAAGAGCAAAAAAATTTGGTGAGTCAGATGAAGGACAAATGGCAAGATTAGATGCTGCACAACAAAGAGGTTTAGAAATTACTAGAGCTAAACCATTTGCAATATCAGATGAAGCAACTGCTCCATCACCTGTGTATGGTGCACCAGTAGATGAATCAAATTATATGTCTCAAAACGAAGGTTTTGGTCCAATGGCTAAAGATGGAAAATTTATCAAAAAGAAAATGCTTGGTGGCGGATCAGTAGTTGCAAGAGGAAACAAATTAGCTAGAAGTAAACCTACTAAATTATTCTAATGTCTGGTTCAGGTGTTATCACCCAACAACTAGGATTAGTATCTCAAAAGTTAGGTAAAGATACTGATACTATATATGAAGATATATTTGGTGGTTTTTCAATTCCAAGAGAAAAACTTACTAAAGGTGTTGCAGGCGCTGAATTAAAAAAAGGTGGTCTTGTTCGAGGATATGGTGTAGCAATTAAAGGTAAGAAAAAAATTAGAGTTTTATAATGGCTATTGAAAAAGATAATCAACCGACAGAGGATACTCTGCCTGAGACAGAAGCAACTGTTGAGTTGCCTGGTGAAGAAGGTGGAGAAGCTGTTGTTGCAATTAATCCTGATGGTACAACTCAATTAAATCCAGAAGCAGAACCTGAAGAAGATTTTTATTCTAACCTTGCAGAAAAAATTGATGAACGAGTTTTAATGAAACTTGGAACTGAACTTGTACAGATGTACAAATCAGATAGAGAAAGCAGACAAGATTGGGAAGACCAATATGTTAAAGGTTTAGAATTCTTAACAACAAATTACACAGCAGTAACAAAACCATTTCAAGGGGCATCGACCGTCACTCATCCATTATTATCTGAAGCTGTAACACAATTTCAAGCACAAGCATTTAAAGAATTACTTCCATCTGAAGGACCAGTGCGTACTCAAATCGTTGGTGTTGAAGATCCAATGAGAGTTCAACAAGCACAACGTGTTAAAGATTTTATGAACTTTGAATTGATGGAAAGAATGGAAGAATATGTTTCAGATTTTGATGCATTACTTTATCATTTACCATTAGCTGGATCTGCATTTAAAAAAGTTTATTACGATGCAATAAATGAAAGAGCAGTTGCTAAATTTATTAGAGCTGAAGATTTAGTTGTTCCTTATTTTGCTAATGACTTAATGGAAGCAGAACGTATTACTCATATATTAAATTTAACAGAAAATGAATTAATTAAACGTCAAACATCTGGTTTTTATAGAGATGTAGATTTACAACCAAATGACAATCCTCAAAATGATATAGATAAAAAATATTCAGAACTTTCTGGATCAAGGCCAAGCTATGGTAAAGATAAATTATTTAGAATTTTAGAAATGCATGTTGATTTAGATTTAGATCAATATCAATTTGATGATAATAAAACTGAAAAGAAAGTAAAAGTTCCATATATTGTAACAGTAGATGAACTGAGTGGAGAAGTTTTATCAATTTATAGAAATTATAGACAAGAAGATGAAGCAGTAAAAAGAATTGAATACTTTGTACAATATAAATTTTTACCAGGACTAGGATTTTATGGCTTTGGTTTAGTTCATATGATTGGTGGCTTAACTAAAGCTGCTACAAATGCATTAAGACAATTATTAGATGCAGGTACATTAGCTAATTTACCAGCAGGATTTAAGTCTAGAGGTATGCGTGTAAGGGATGATGACCAACCTTTTACACCAGGAGAGTTTAGAGATGTAGATGCACCTGGTGGAAATATACGTGACCAGTTCCAAATTTTACCTTTTAAAGAGCCAAGTCCAACTTTATTTCAATTAATGGGCTTTTGTGTTGAAGCTGGACAAAGATTTGCAGCGATCAGCGACCCTCAAATAGGGGATATGAACCAACAAGCCCCTGTTGGCACGACTATTGCATTACTTGAAAGAGGTTCAAGAGTAATGTCCGCTGTTCAAAAGCGATGTTACAATGCAATGAGAAAAGAATTTAAGTTATTGGCAAGAATTTTTGCAGATTTTTTACCTCCAGAATATCCTTATGATGTTTATGGTGGTGAAAGAACTGTTAAAGCAGCAGATTTTGATGACAGAGTTGATGTTTTACCAGTTGCAGATCCAAATATTTTCTCAATGTCGCAGAGAGTAACCCTTGCTCAGACACAATTACAGATTGCACAAACAAATCCAGCGATGCACAACATGCATGAAGTCTATAGACGTATCTATGATTCGCTTGGAACTAAAAATATTGATCAAATTTTGATTCCTGAAGACTATATTCAAGCTCCCATGGATCCAGCGCAAGAAAATATGCGTTCAATGGACTTAAAAAACCTTAGAGCATTCCAAGGACAAGATCATGATGCCCATATTGCAGTGCACATGGCGTTTATGCGAACAAGAATGGTTCAAATTAACCCTGCAGTGTACACAATTTTACAAAGACATATTACTGAACACATTTCTTACAAAGCAAGAGCACTTGTTAACATGCAAATATCACAAAATGCTCAAATGATTGCGATGCAAGGTCAAAATCCACAAGAATTTGCTTTACAAACTGAAGCACTTATAGCTCAAGCAGAAGCTCAACTAACAGAACAAGCTGTTCAAGTTGAAGAAGCTTATGTTGCTTCAAGAAAAGATCCTTTAGTGTTGCTAAAACAAAGAGAATTAGATATTAAAGCATTAGAGATCCAACAAAAATCTCAAGAGACGGCTTTCGTCCAACAAAATGAAGATTTAAGGTTTGACGAAAAGATGGAACTTGAAAAAATGAAGTTGGAAAACAAAGAAGAAGCTGACAAAGCTAAATTAAATTTAGAAGCAGCTAAACTTCAAGTCAACCTAACAAGGAAACAAAATGAAAAAAAGTAAATCAAAAGATAAAGCGGGCAGAGCCTTAAAGAAAAAAGGTAAAGACGCAAAAGGGAGAGCGATGAAGTAATTCATCCACTTAATAATTATGCCATTAAATAAAAAAGGTAAAAAAATTTTAAAATCGATGAAAGAACAATACGGTTCTAAAGCGAAACAAGTTTTTTATGCTTCTTTAAATAAAGGTGTAATTAAAAACGTTGAAAAAAAATTAGGTGGTGGATTATCAGGCGGCAAACGTTTTGGACCACCACCTGAAAAAGGACCAAACCCACAAGGATTAAAAATTACAAAAGCATATTTAGGAAAAGAAGTTAGACAACCAACAGAAACTAAAAAAGAATTTGGTACACGACATGAAATTCATACAAAATTAAAAGAATCTGATATTTACAGAAAAGGTTCTAAAGTTAGTGACGCAAGTCCAATGTTAAAACAAGGTGGAATGAGTTGTCCATACCGTAGAGGTGGCAAAACAAGTATTCAAGGTGTAAGCAAAATTCAAGTTAAAGGGCAAAAATTTATTGGAGTTAAGTAATGCTTCAAATGTTAGGTGCTGTTGCACCATTAGCTAAAATTCTATTCAACACTATTGAAAAAGCTGTTCCTGATAAAGATCTTCAAGCTAAATTAAAAGCAGAATTACAAACACAATTACTCCAATCTCATACACAAGAATTACAAGCTGCTGCAAGAATAGTTGAAGCTGAAGCGAAATCTAATTGGTTTGTTTCTTCATGGAGACCTTTGTTAATGTATGTTTTAATATTTATATTAATATGGAATTATGTATTAGGTCCTGTAGTTTTATTCTTTTTTAAAGCATCAATAACTATAGAACTTCCAGGCGATGTTTGGACATTATTAAATGTTGGTCTTGGTGGATATGTAATTGGTCGTTCAGCAGAATCAGTTGCAAGAACAATGGCAAATAGACCACAATCAAAAGAACAGGAGAATGGATAATGTTAGAAAGACTTAAAGATTTAATTGCACAAAATTTTTCTAAAAAAGAAATAGAAAAGAAAAATAATGCATTGTTAAGAAGTAGAAAAGAAGTTGAGATTAATGGTAATGGAACTTCTGGTTATACAATTAAAGAAGGATCTCATAAAGGAATTGTTCTTGGTCATATCAAACGAGAGAAAAAGACTATAGAATAATGGATTTAATAGATTTCATCAAAAAGAAGATAATTGCTCCAAAAGTGGCAAATTTGACACAAACCACTATATCTGGTGTTGACTCTTTCGAGAAATACCAATATATAGTAGGTCAGATCAAATCACTTATTGATTTGCAACAGGAACTCACGGACCTGCAAAAAAAACAGGAGCTTATAGATGAAGACGACGAAGAACGAGGAGATACCTCCTCTTAAGGAAGGCCTTTTAGATGCCTATAAATCTGAAGAAGAAATCAAAAAAACATTTCTTGATCCAGAGTCATTATCAAAATCTGCATTAGAACGATTACCTCAACCAACTGGTTGGAGACTTTTAGTTTTACCTTGGGCTGGCCCACAGAAAACTAAAGGAGGAATTATTCTTTCAGATAAATCTCATGAGATGATTCAAATCACAACCGTTGTTGGTTATGTGCTGAAGATGGGTGATCTTTGTTACAAAGATCAAAAAAGATTTCCATCAGGTGCATGGTGTAAAGAAAAACAATGGGTGATGTTTGGACGTTATGCCGGAAGTCGTTTTCGAATTGAAGGTGGAGAAGTGAGAATATTAAATGATGACGATATAATCGGAACCATAGGGGATCCGCGCGACATCGAACATACATACTAAGGAGATGTAAATGTCAGAAGCAAA